GGACAAGTTAGAGGATTTGATCACGTTCAAATGTTTATTGTTGATATGATAGCAAACCTAACTAAAGACAACGAAGACTTTGAAAGTAGTCCTACGGATAGTGTTGTAAAGATAGGGGATAAAAAATGACTATAGCCACCCCAGACACACAAATAGTCTCCAGCTCTGGAGCACCTATTAAAACCAAAAATACTGAAACCACTGACGGTAAAAAAGTTAGCGAAGATGAAGCATTAGCTAAACTAACTTCACAGTTACCTGATGTTAAAGGATACCGCATATTATGTATGGTGCCTGAAGCAGAAGATACTTATGAAGGTGGAATCATTAAATCAGATTCTGTAAAACAATTACAAGAGCACGCAACTGTGGTCTTATTTGTTATGCAGTTAGGAGATTTAGCGTATCAAGACGACGCTAGGTTTCCAACAGGAGCATGGTGTAAAGAAGGAGACTTCGTTATTACTCGTGCTTATGCAGGTACTAGAATTAAAATTCACGGAAAAGAATTCCGCATTATTAACGACGACACGGTTGAAGCTGTAGTGGATGATCCACGTGGCTACGAGCGCGCATAGGAGAGCAAAGATGGCAGAGATAATAAATGAAATACCTGAAGAATTAGATATGAAGGGGGAAGAGCTAGAAGTCGATTTAGACGAAGGTAAAAAAACTCGACCTGAAAAATCTACTTCTGATGTTGAAAGAGTAGAACAAGAACCCAAGCAAGAAGAGTTGTTTATAGAAGAAGAAGATGACACTCCTCCAGAAGATAGGGGCAAAGAACCACTACCTGAAGATATTGTAAAAGAGATAGAAGAAGATACTCTTGAAGGATATTCTGAACGTGTTAAACAACGCATGGCGCAGTTGAAAAAAATGCATCATGACGAAAGACGTGAAAAAGAGAAAGCTGAAAGAGAAAGACAAGAAGCCGTTACTTATGCACAAAAAGTAGCAGACCAAAACAAAAGGCTACAGACTACACTAAGCACAGGTGAGGAAGACTATATTAAGACTTTAGTCAGTGCCTCTGAAACTGAGCTTAAAATTGCTAAACGTGATTACAAAGAAGCTTATGAATCTGGAGACACAGAGAAAATAGTTGAAGCTCAAGGAGCAATGAATAGCGCTCAAATGAAATTAGCTCAAGCTAGTGGACTAAAACCTCAATATACTACTTCACAAGAGGTAGAAAATAGTGTAGAGTCTAATCAACAACAAGTACAACCTCAAGTTGCTAAACCAGATGCTAAAGCGCAAGCTTGGCAAGAAACAAATACTTGGTTTGGAAAAGATGAAGAAATGACTTCATTAGCTTTAGGAGTACATGAAAAATTAGTCAGGAGTGGGTTAAGTCCTACAAGTGACGAATACTATCGTCGTATAGATGAAACGATGCAAAAACGATTCCCTGAAAATTTTGGGGATAATTCGTTGGAATCGGATAAACCCGCCCAACGCAAACCTTCGAATGTAGTTGCACCGGCAACGCGTAGTACCGCGCCGAAGAAAGTACGATTAAGTAAGACACAAGTTGCTTTTGCAAAAAAGCTGAAACTTACACCGGAGCAATATGCACGAGAAATGATTAAATTGGAGAACGCAAATGGATAAGGTAATTAAAAGAGAATCAAGAGATACTGAAGTAAGAGAAGACGTAGCAAAAAAATGGCAACCCGCCTCACTCCTTCCAGAGTTTACTAAAAAAGCTGGATGGGCCTATCGTTGGATTCGAGTTTCTTTATTGAATGAGCCTGACAACATGAACGTATCTTCAAAAATGCGTGAAGGCTGGGAACCGGTGAAGCATTCGGAACACCCAGAAGTCGTATTACAAGCAGACCCCAATAGCCAATTTAAAGAAGGCATAGAAATTGGAGGTCTATTATTATGTAAAGCTCCTCAAGAAATGATGGACCAAAGACAAGCTTTTGTAAATGAAAAAACAAGAGCACAGACTGAAGCAGTTGACCAGTCATACATGAATCAAAATGATCCTCGTATGCCTAAGTTTGCTGAAGGTCAAGAAAATGGTCGAAGTTTTGGAAAGGGCAAAAAATAAATAGGAGAAACAATCATGGCAACTACAGCTAGTCCTTACGGACTTAAAGCGGTAAACCATATAGGCGGAACTCCATACGCGGGTTCTACACGTCTATTACCGATTGCTTCTGGATATGCAACTAATATATATAATGGTTCAGTCGTTTTAATTGACGGTACAGCAGGTACAGTTCAAATTGTTACAGATTTAGGTAACAACGCAGACGCATTCCCTGCCGGCGTTATTGGTGTTTTTGTAGGTTGTACTTACACAGACCCAAATCTAGGCACAGTAGTGTTTAGACAAAACTGGCCAACAGGCACAGTAGCAGACGACGCTCAAGCATATATTGTTGACGACCCAGATGTAGTCTTTATGGCACAAGCGGACGGTGCAGTTACACAAGCTGATTTAGGTCAGAATACTAACTTCGCAGCAGTTCAATCTACAACTACAGGCGATACTACTACAGGTAATTCTAATAGTGCAGTATCTTCTACAACAGCTACGACAGCAACTATTGCTTTCCGTATTGTTGATTTTGTGGATAGTCCAACTTCAACCGTGGGTGATGCATTCACAGACTTATTAATTAAGTTTAATGCAGGCATTCACTCATACGATCGTGGTTTAGGCGTATAATTTAAGGAGAATAAAACATGGCAATTTCAAGAGCCCAGCTCCTTAAGGAGCTATTACCAGGACTTAACGCGTTATTCGGTTTAGAATATGCACGTTATGGGGAAGAACATAAAGAGATTTACGAAACTGAATCTTCAGATCGTTCTTTCGAAGAAGAAACAAAACTAGCTGGCTTTGCAGCCGCACCTCTTAAGTCAGAGGGAGCAGCTATTGCGTATGATAACGCACAAGAAGCTTTCACAGCTAGATATAACCACGTAACAATTGCTTTAGGATTCAGTTTAACTGAAGAAGCAGTTGAAGATAATCTATATGATAGTCTTTCAGCTCGTTATACTAAAGCTCTTGCTCGTTCAATGGCAAATACTAAGCAAGTTCGTGCAGCTAACGTTTTAAACAACGGCTTTAACGGTGCTTTCTTAGGTGGTGACAATCGTTCACTGTTTGGTACAAACGCTGCAGCAGCAGTTACTAATCACCCGTTGGTGAGTGGTGGTACTAACAGTAATACACAAGCGACACCAACAGACCTTAACGAAACAGCATTAGAAAACGCAGTGATTCAAATCGCAGCATGGACTGATGAAAGAGGTCTATTGATTGCAGCTAAACCACGTAAGTTGGTTATTCCACCAGCTCTACAATTCGTTGCTACTCGTTTATTAGACACACAACTTCGTGTTGCTACTGCTGATAACGATATCAATGCATTAAGAACTAACGGTGCAATACCAGAAGGTTATACAGTAAACCACTATCTAACTGATGGTGACGCTTACTTCCTAACTACTGACGTGCCTAACGGTATGAAGCATTTTGAAAGAACTGCTTTAACAACTTCTATGGATGGTGACTTCGATACTGGCAATGTAAGATATAAAGCCCGTGAAAGATATTCATTCGGTTGGAGTGATCCACTAGGTATGTGGGGTTCACCAGGTGCATAAGTAGTTTTATAGTTCTACTTAAAGCACTACCTCTGAAAAGCCTGGCTCCTCTCTGCTGGGCTTTTCTTTATCTAACACTCATGAATATCTTTATAGCGTAACTCTATACGGTATATATAATCTTTGTATCAGCAATGCTGAAATCTAAAATAAAGGAGAACTACTATGAAACATCACTGGACACAACCAGAAGTAACTGAAATGAGATTCGGTTTTGAAGTAACAATGTACGTAATGAACAAGTAATTTCAAAGCTTTATATAAAGGGACTTCGGTCCCTTTTTTGTTGTGCAAAAGCACTAAATAGAGTATCATTAATTATCTGGGAACATCCAGCTTATCAGACTGCCCCAGCAGACGCATACACGACGGATAAGCTTAAACTTTGTATGGAGAAAAAATCATGGCAAGAACCACATTTTCGGGACCAGTCGTATCACAAAGCGGCTTTTTATCCGACCACACTACCTCCGCAGCTATTAACGCAACTGCAGTTGCAACCGCAGCCGAAGTAGCTACAGGATATATTACATCAACATCTGCAGCAGGAACAAGTATTACATTTCCAACTGGAACTCTTTTAGGCGCTGAATTACAAGCAACTGCAGGAACAGTTCTTGATTTAGTCGTTGATAATACCGGTGGTGCTAGTACAGTAACAATGGTTGTTGGCGCTAACGCAATTTTATCAGCCGCAGCAGCCGCTGTAGGCGCATCATTTGGACTACTTACTGTACCTTCAGGTGTTACAGGCATGGCTAAATTTACTTTATTATTTAGTAGTGCTACTGCTTATACTATTACACGTACAGCTTAATATAGGAGAAAAAACATGGCTTTAACAACAGATATATGGGCCGTCACTCCTAGTTTTTCAGCTACGTTATATAGAGCCGCTGCCGCTATTGGTGGTGCTGGCGATATAACATTAGTTACTAATCAGCCTCTAGATAATGGGGCTGGTTATAAAATTCTATTTACTTGTGCAGGAGACGCAACTGCCGCTACATTTACTATCACTGGATACGTAGCTGGGGATTTATCTCAGTCTGTAACCACTGAAACTGTAGCCGGTGTTAATGCTGGAACTGCAACTTCTACAAACTACTACTCTAAAATTACTAGCATTTCATCAGATGCAGCGGTAGCAACCAATGTAAGTATTGGTAATGCCATTGCTGACGGCACTGCTCTACCCAGAGCAAGAATGAAAGGATTCTATTTTGTTGGTTCTGCAGGAGCAGGTAGTGTTACATTAACCTTAGATGGTAATGCAGCGTCAGATAGAGTTTTACTAAGTATAGCTACTCCAGCTAATGTAGAGTCACAACAGATGGCTTTACCAGGCGACGGAATTTTAATTAACGGAAGTGAACCACAGACAACGTTTGGTGTGATAACTCAAACAGCAGCTGTAACATCACTAACGGTATTCTGTGGATAAACTATGGATGAAGAGCCCAAACCAATTAAGAACGATGATCGCCTCGAAGAACTGAGGCGTTGGTTTGAAGCATTAGGAGATTGTGTATAGATGGCAACGCCTAGAAAAAAGGGAATGGGAATCAAAACTTCGGTTAAGTCAGGTAACTTTAGAAAGACTAAAACAGGAGCGGGGATGACAAAGAAAGGCGTAAAAGCCTATCGAGCTGCAAACCCAGGTTCCAAACTTAAAACAGCGGTAACAGGGAAAGTTAAGAAAGGTTCTAAAGATGCAAAGAGACGTAAGTCATTTTGTGCAAGATCGGCAGGACAAATGAAGAAGTTTCCTAAAGCTGCTAAAGATCCAAACTCTAGATTGCGTCAAGCACGTAAACGATGGAAATGTTAAAAATGGATGAGACAACAAAACACTTAATAGACTTGTCAGCTATCTTCACTGCCGTGGGTACCATGATGTCGTGGCTACCTCACCTGGCATCATTATTTACTATTATATGGATGGCTATTCGTATTTGGGAAACCAATACGGTGCAAAAGATATT